CTGACCTAAGCTACGACGTGCGTCTATCATAATTCTAATTCGTCTATAATAGTTATCGTCGCCTGAACATTTCTCTTTTCGTCACTCGGAACTTTTTTATAGAAGGCTAGCACGGGATGTCTGGCATCACCTTCTGACTCAACACACGACGCAAACACACGATTGGCTAAGTATCCCTGCTGAATGCCCCTCAGTAGGCAATCGGAGTAGTCTCTGTCTCCAGGTGATACCATAGCACTTACATCGTTACGAAAAAACTCATGCACCCGACACATTGTCCACACATTGTAGTACCCCCCATTCCACACATAACAGCATCAGTAATAACCCCAAGATACCCAAGTAGCCCCATTCCACTCCTACAGTCAATACTCACAATCTGCCGACTCTCCAGCGGCCCAATATGGCACTTTCACACACACAACATAAAGTAGGTATCACAGACACATCCAATTGTTGACCATCCTTACATCACTCCATCACACAATAGTAACCTTCCTACTATAATCTCCTCATGCCGCTGCTACTGAAATCCCGCTACAACGTAATCGATATACACGAGCGCAATCCATGGCGTCCAACCGAACTCTACTTCGCAATCTGAATAATGCATCTCCCTTGACAAACGCACTAGCACTATCTGAACTAACTATCTTGGTAATCAGGTCATCCAACTCCTTCAAAGGTGTACTACGGTAATACTCACGTACCTCAACTGCGGACACAGACATGGTCTTCTGTAAGGCTGTCGCATGTGAGATGACTGATCCCTCAGCTAGCTTCACGCTATAAGTGAGATCTTTCAGACGTGGGTTTCGAATGTATTCTCCAATGATGGATCGGATGTGAGTAGCAAGACGTTGTGAACGAAGTCGAGGGCCAACAACATGGAACTGTGTAGGATCACGCAGGAAGTCAAGAGGCTTGAGTCGCTCCAGAGAACCACTAACGAGGGTATTGACGAAGGGTAACACTTGAGGGCGGATGACTGCATAATGTCGCAGGTTACCAAGCCCAGCTGCAATGCTGTTACCTGTCTCAGTGGTCATGAGTTGTAGTTGCGACCGGAGACCTGCACCACCAAATGCTACGGGAGTGAGGCACCATAACATGTGTTCCGTCTTCGTCATATACTCACTTGTTGTGAAGTTGATCCCAAAGCGCATATGCTCACGTACCATTGCAAACAAGTACATGAAGTGACTAAGCCATGCCGGAGTACCACTACCTAGCGCCCCTTGAGCCTTCGAGAAATGATCGGACTCAAGTGACACCAGGTTGTCCACAAGTGATGGTTCGGTTTCATGCATCGTGCAAAAGCTCTTGATCCCACCGCCATACGGATGCGCCTGGAGGAACATCTCGTTAAGCATGGTTACTAAGACGTGTGATGCATAAGCCTTGTCCCAACTAAGCTCGCGACCAACGATTTTGAGCGAGAACTCTACCTCCTTGATGATCCGAAGGGCTGTGTTCTTGTATTCAGCTGGGTTGGTAGCTGGAATTGGAATACAACGGAGAGCATCATCGATGAAGGCAGCGAAACCAGTAGGATGGCGTAAGACATCAGCTTCCTTAAGGCGGCGAGTACAGTATGCTTGGGTACAGATCTCTAGCCACGTGTTCTGTGCACCACGAAGGCCCTCACGATCAGTTCCATTTGCGTCATATTGCACCAAATGACCCATAACACGATAGACAAGTTGAGTATGGAACATCACATTCGTGATCACCTTGATAGCCGGCTGACCAGTCACCTCAGCAAAGAAATCACTGGTTAACTGTTGGGACTGCGGGTCCATATGGGGTGAGTACTTCTTCTTATCATCACTGATGAAGAGGGTAGAGCATCCAGGTCGGTGAAAGGCTGAGAGGCCACGGAGATCCTGCTTTCGGTCCTTGAGTGATTTACCCATCATCGAGGTGCCAATCATCTTCAGGAATGTTCGCACGAAACGGTCCACGTGTGATACAGTGCAGGCCCATGGAGCACTTTGCTGGTAGAACGGTCGAACAGTATCCTTTTGACGCTCAGAACGGGCACCAGTACTGATATGATGCGCAAATGGTGGCCGATATTTGCAATCCTCGACCATATCCGCTGGCATAGTGGCTCCAACCTCATTCATCTTCTTCCATACAGCTCCGACATCAGGGACCGATGCACTCTGGATCAAGTACAACAGTTTCCGCTTCTCATGCTTCGGCTGTGCTCTATACGTCTCCATGGAATCAAAGGCATTTGGGTGAGATGGAGCACATGCAGCGTCATTTGCCATGAGGAAGTCATCGAACTGGATCGGAGGCATCACCATACTTGCAGTGAGATCAATGTCGGTGCACTCACGCCACTGATCTTCAGGTACACCACGGAGAGGGTAGTCGGCGTGCCATGACTTCTGAGTCGCGGTGGCTCGCAGCGTCCCAGGATAAGCCCCGTATTGTGCGTTGAAGTACCCCATGTACATATATCTCATGTACACCTTGAGTTCTTCTCGCGCATGGTGCTCCTCGCTCCCAGCAGCCCACTCGGTCTTGTGACGTCCCAAGTGCAAGGCACGCTGCTCGGATACGACTGAGAATGGACACACCTCCGGATATATGCTGATCTTGGATGTCCCCAGTAAGTCCACTGCAATGTCCACAGGAGTTCGCTTGAGTACGCTCAACAGCCATGATGTGCTGGGCATACACGATGGGAGCTTCTCCAATGCTTTCTTCGCCATGATACTCTGATGGTCTACTACTGGGTTACCACTGAGCCACGCCATGTACTGCCACGACAGCGTGTCGAACCATACTCCAACTTTGTTGCGTCCCTCGTAATGATAGCCTGCACCTTCCATCACTTCTGTGATCGCTTCTCGGAACTGTTGACATACCCACTGATACTGAATCGCATGTTTAGACCTCATGCAATCCTGCTGTCGTGCTGTGACGTAAACCTCCCAGTACGCTTGACTGCGCAATGTGAATAGTAGGTCCTGCACATCACGCTCTCTCAACCAATAGAAGGCACTGAACTGGCCGAGGTCTGACTTGGAATGGTATCGATCTGCTACGGAGATGCAAAGAAGGTCTTGGTGTCGGAATGCCTTTACTGTCTTTGGACCTGCCCGTGGAGCATTGACTTCAGAGACCTTGATTTGGGGGCACTGACTGTGGGCTTTGACAAGGTATTCTTTAGTCGACCGTGGAGTTGGCTTCGATGGATCGATGGCGTTGACGACGGTGGTGTGCTTCCGGCAAAATCCAATGACTTCGGCTTGGTGACCTCCACTTTTCCCGAGCTGCCATATGCGCTCAATGGCTGCCGCAGCGTGGTAAAGTTCGAACTTCTTTGTGGTGAGAGCTGTCGCTTGGGTACGAGCACGGATGTTCCCCGAGTTGAGACGGCTCCCATCTGCGAAGGCTGTGGAGAGTTCCACCGCTTGGTTGAAGGCATGTCGGGTGGCTTGGGAATGTTGGAAGCTAATTCCGAGCGCTCCTGTTCGAATGAGGTGAGCAAGTCTCCAGATGGCTTGATTTCCCCAGAAGCAGAAATCATGTACTGAGGAAATGGCCCCGATGACACTACCTGGTGCGAACTGCTGGCATGATTTGACATCTGGGAGTAATGAGATAAGATGTTCTCGTCGGAAAGGGGTGAGATGCTCAACGGCGGATCCGAACTTGGAGACGAACGGGAAGAGTGTGCTATCTGCCGATATGGGCACAGACAGCAGACGGCGTTCAAGAAGGATTGCATGGGTACCGCAGGTGTTGACGACGTTTTCGATAGTTGCTAAAGTATATTTCGGTTGTGTTGATATCATAAGATCTGACGAGCAGGTGATTATTAAGAACTCAACTATTAACTATGAATTTATGAGTTCTAGGTCCGTACGTCGTAGTATAGGTATGCTTTTACTGTGTACGTGCGTACGTTGTC